CAAATCTACCTAAAAAAGAATATACCCTATCTGAAGATGACTTACTGCGTATGATGTCGGGGTATATATCTAGCAAGCGAGGGATAGGAGTTGCTCCCAAGTTTTGGTTTGATAGAGGAGATTACATATTGACCCTAGAAGTGGAGGAGAACAAGTGATATTTCTAGGCGTAATACTTATGACTATTCTTGCCTACCTGCTCATAGTATGGGAGGATAAGCTCAATGAAAACGATAGATAAACGCAGAGCCTACTCTGAGAAGCGAGCTGTATGGCTACGCAACTATCAGAGGGCTAGGGCAAGGGCTTTAACACGCCTTGCTCAGCAGTATCCCGACCAATACAAGGATTTACTTGAGCAGGAGAGGTTAGCTGATGAGAGTATGGCAAAAACGTGGCTGGACATTACTGGCGCTACCAGTATTAGCTCTAGTCTTGGTGTTCTTACAGATAGAAACAACGACACATCTAGATCCGAGCAAGCAGACGGAGATGAACAGAACGAAGGCAACGTGGGAGGAGAAGGGTGAGAACAGAAAACTGGCAAAGCAATACGCGTGGGTTGCGTTTGGTTGGAGAGGGAGAGAGTGGGAGTGCCTCCACTTTCTTTGGACCCGTGAGAGCAGGTTTGACCACCTCGCAAGCAACCAGCAAGGAAGCTCAGCTTTTGGAATTGCTCAACTCCTTGGAGAGAGAAGTAGAGAACCTGCGATCCAAATACTGCGAGGCTTACGTTACATTGATAAGCGTCACGGAACACCTTGTAAGGCTAAACAGTTTGCTATTAAACACGGATACTACTAAACTAAAGGACAGCTAAGGGTTACTTATCCTTTCACTTAGCGTAAGAGGCCCCGCAGATCAAGAGTGCTAACTGCGGGGCTTTCTTATTTGGAAGTTGAATAGAAGCCTGGTCCCCTGAAAGAGAGAGGGGGTGAGGACCAGACCCTATTCATTACTTTGCCGCAGTCAGTGCAGGAGGGCGCACTTTCTTTGGCGTGGATAGAACGCTCAACTGAAAGGGTAGTTAAGCAGTTCAGACACTTATAGGGGTAGAGCATAATCTAGGTGTAGGAAGCCGACAAGTTTCATAATCTTTCTAGTATCAGAGAACTCAGTAGTGGTAGGCATCCACTTCTCAGACCAGCTTGGCTCTGGAACTCTTGATAAATCAAAGGCATAGATACCCTCTGGTGTGGAGTTAATGTAGTAAGGAACCATACTTCCTGCTTGGTTGATAAGCCTGCGATACTTCATCTCTTCTATCAGCAAGTCTGGATAGTGACTATGCCTACACTTGAGTTCTATGTATAGATTCTTTTCAATAGTAGTACAGTCAAAGGAGTCGAAAGCGCCTTCGGATTTCTCAAGGTCGGGGAAGTGTTTATCTTTTAGATAATCGAAGAGCTCGGATTCTTTCACTGGTATGGACTCTCCCCACCCACATTGTTCTGCAACTTACGCAGAGAGCTCTGACATCTACGATCAGCAGTAGATACAGCGCAACCTAGATACTCTGCCAAAGCCTCAAGGGTGAGGCTCTCGTGGTATCTCTTGATAAGAATATCTTTATCTGTTATCTCTAGCTTTAGATAAGCCTTCTTTATGTCTATCAGGGTAGCAAGTAGGTTGCCACCTTCTGCTGGAGCTGACTGCTTACGTGGCTGACCATCGTTAATGAGGTTTTGTGCCTGTTCTAAGACTGTATTATCTATGATGGATGCAATTACGTGAGGCAGTAGCTGGGCTATCACTGCTGAGTCATAGAAGGCTTCATCGCCTATGCGATAGCCTGCCTTAGCAGCCTTCTCCTTGCGAGCATAGCGCTCACAGTGGCGCTTCATCTGCCAAGCAATACGCTTCTCATTGATTACCTTTTGGATAGGATTAGTTTCATTTAATAGTCCATCTAGATGTTCTACTCTTGTTAGATACCAGGCGTAGCACTCCTGCTTTACATCGTCTCTATCTACATAGTTGCGAAACCTACGACAGATAGTATTGGCTACGCTGGGAGCTATATCAAGTATAGCTGGGTGGATATCAGTCACGATGCCTCTCTAAATAATCTTCTATGTTTTTAATTGGAATATCTCGTTTCTCAAATGAACCCATAGCAGCGTTGCACTTGAAACAAAGAAGACCTCTAACCTTGTTAGTCTTATGGCAGTGATCTACTGCCAGCCTGTACTTAACTCCCTTACGCTCTTGAGTTTCTGGTTGCTTACAGATAGCACACACACTTCCTTGTTGAACAGACATAGCGTTGTATTCTTCAATGGTTAATCCATACTCACGCATCAAATGGCGAGTACGTTCTCCATCAGGGTTTTTATCTCGGTATCTTTTGGACCAACCTCTAAACTTCTCAGGATTTTCCTGTCTTAGTTTTTTATGGTTAGCAAGTACCTTATCTCGGTGTTTGTAATAATATCTTTGAGCGCTTGTTAAGCCATCTGCTCCTACGATTCGGGCCATTGATCATCCAGTACTAGCATTGCGATAGCGCAATAGTTTAATAAATCTAAATAACTATCCCGTAATGATTCGTTAGAAGGTTGAACTCCATTGTCTAAAAGATTATTTATCCTCGCTGTTTTATCCCACATACGCACTCGTAATCCGTTGAGTGCTCCACCTGGACTGTGAGAGATGTTCTTTGGACCATAATCTTTATGTTTGCGGATGAGCAAATTACCTGCTGTGTCAAGGATTCGCCACACATTAGCAACGAACTCCGAATCTAACTTCTTGTCGGAATCGGTTTGACTGTAATAGTACCACTCTTGAAGTCTATGGAAACTATTACCATCCCCAATTCCTTCAGATACTCTGCCATCTGAGTCAATTCCTTCTTTGTAGTCACTCACTATACTCCTCCTACTAGGTTGGCTGTTGCTTCTTGTCCATTCACCAGATAGAAGTCTGTTATGTCCATACCTGGTGGTAATTGTACGATTTGTGAGTTGATTAACTCACCTGCGACACGCCTAGAGAATTCAGCTCCAGGGTTAGTCCCATCTTCTTTAACATCATTGTCACCGATTACATAAACCATATCAAAACCATTGAATAACTTTGAATAATAAGGCTTCCAAGCAGCAACACCAGGCACTCCTACTGCTGGCACTTGGCAGTTAGCTTCCATAACTATCGCATCAAACTCACCCTCACATACAACTACCCTGCTGGTATTAGACATAGTTGAAATGACATTAAACAGGTGCGACTTCTGACCAGTAGGCGCTCCATACTTAGGCTTACCATCATCTAATCTTCTAAACTTAAAGCCAACACAGATATCTAAAGCAGTGAAGTAAGGTATAGATATCCAACCTTGATAGCCTTGATGTCCCTCTATCGGATCTGTGATAGAACCAAGACGATACCTAGCTGCTATCTCCTCAGATATTCCACGTCCTTCTAGATATTGCAGAGCTTCTGGGCTTATCTCCTGTGCGTAGTGATGAGCCGCTTCCTCCAATAATTTCGCCTGCCCTTGCGAGAGCATCTTTGAACCCCACATTCTCTAGTTCCATAATTACATTAACAGCGTTGCCACCCTTGCCACAGGTATGACAGAAATATAAATTGTTATAGGTGTCAATGACTGCGCTCTTGCGAGCATCATCGTGCATACAACAACGTACAGATATGTTGCGACCTTCTTTTACTTCGCCTCCGAAGTGTCTAACTACATCTGCTATGGAGACTGTGTTTGCATCAGAGTCGCCTTTTGACCTTTTCTTACGAACCACCCTGGACCAGTCTTGTGTTGGCAAGCGCAGTCTCCTTTACAGTATCCGTGCATCTCTTCAGCCTTATCGTACTGGCCTCGTGAGTTAAACTCACCAGCCACCTTGCAGTCCACGCACATCATTTCTTTTTAGGTTCTTCTTCTACTACTACTTCTTCCACCTTCGGTTCTTCTTTAACTTCTGGTGTAGCAAATATCTCACTGCTAGTTATCTTTCCTTCTGGTACTGGCATTTTAGTCACTGTTACTTTCCCCCATCTCTGGGACTGTGTTAGATATTTCTTCTTCCAAGCTGTTTTTTTCCACCGCTTTAGCGGTTTTATTGTTGAGGCCATTTAACCACTCCTCTAGATTTTGTATTACCCAAGCATCTTCTATGCTGGCTCTACGCCTCTTAACTATAACGAAGGCGGGAGGCTCAACCACAAGACCCCGCGCCTTCGCATAGTTGGCTGCCTCAACCTGAGCTTCCGCCCAGAACTGAGGAAGATCTAATGACTTTCTATTCTTACATTCCAGAATATAGGTCTGACCTGCGATTATGGTGACAATATCACCCTCGTCATTGGCTCCTGCCTTAGCAAGTCTTTCAGCAAAGTGGCCTAGTTTGCGTAGATACTTCATCACATCTGTCTCAAACTTAGAACCCTTAGCCTTATTGTAACTAGACATAGTTGCTCACATTAGAATTACGGATTGCTCTGCCATAAGAATCAGAGTCAGATATCTGGCAGGTAGCAAAGTTCACAAAGAGCCCTACATAATCCTTACCATCTGCTTGATGCTTTCCAAAACGATTCTTTACTGGTGCAACTCTTAAAGTATTTTCTATTGGGCTATAGCCAAGAGTAAGTATCATCGCAGGTAACTGACTTACCTTTCCGTGAATAGCACGGCGAGCTGAAGGTTCAGTTGGATTACCATACTCACTCTGTTCTGATACGTGATGCAGTACTAACACACAGGCTTCAGTCTTCCTAGACATATCGTGCAACTCAACCATAATCTGGCGCAGTCCTGCCCATTCATTATCAGATTCAGCAACAACATTCATTAAGTTATCTATTACGATTAGCTCTGGAGCCAACCCATATAGTTCTATGTAGGCTTTGATTTCCATTTCTATATCATCAAGATTAGGACTGGAGTCAAAGACCCATTGTATATGCGACATACTCTCCAAGTACTTATCATAGTAACGAGGATTCTCAGTAATCATTTTCTCAACTGTCTGCTGAGTATGACCTGCTGTATGTGCAGATGCTCGCATCATTACTGTAGCGGTATCAGTATCTGCTGAGAAGAATAAAGTAGGAACCTTTGCCTGAATGGTATAGACCAGAGCGAACATAGACTTACCAGCATTGGGCGCAGCAGCGACCATACATACTTGGCCTCGTCTAAACTTTATATCTTTCTTTTCTAGATCTTTCCATACTGTAGGCAGGGGTTGTGCTGTAGTACGAGAAGACTTCCAAGCTCTATCTAGTCTAAGCATTATGCCCCTCCCTTGGCAGTATTACATTTCTTTTTCTTCTAGCTTCTTTTAGGTCAGCCCCTGTGAGGCCACCCCAGATACCAAATCTTTCGTTCTGTATACCCCATTCAGCGCATTCGGATTTATGGACACATCTTCCACAGATAGTTTTTGCAAAACTTGTATGGTAACGAGAACTACTGTCTGTTCCAGTAACCTCTGGGAACCAATGGTCTCCTCCGACTTGTGCACATAGCGGAGCCTCGTATTCACGCGGCTCTCGCATTGTGTTACGCCCAAATCGTTGCCGCTTGTTGGTCCTTTGGTATCTTCGCACCAGTCCACTTAGGACCAGTAGCAGGATCAAACCAACCCTTGTATGGCTTGCCAGTTGCTTGTGCCTTGCCGTGCTTTAGAACCATCTTTCCACGAGAGCACTCTGGTGCGCTTGGGTGGTTGTATACCCAGATGTTGCCATACTTATCGTTGACAGTTTCTTCTCCGCCAGCAGATACTGGTGCTGATGCTACTGCTGGTGCAGAATTGTAAACGGGAGCAGCAGGTGCAGAGCCTGCATACGCTTGACTTGTGCTTGTAATAAGGGCAGAAAAGTCAGAAGCTGCTGTT